TATGGCCTTAGCGAATCTATAGGTCCTGGCTGTGTACACCTTGGTGTGGATAACATTGACAAGGTAGGTGCAATAGGCAAGGCAGGCTTTGGCTGGAAGGTCAAGATAGTTGATGATAAGGGCAACACTGTAAAGCGTGGCGAAGTGGGCGAGCTTTGCGTAAAAGGTCCTGGCGTTATGACCTGCTACTACAGAGATCCAAAGGCGACGGCTGAAACTCTCAAAGACGGCTGGCTTTTCACGGGCGACATGGCTCAGGAGGACGAGGACGGATTTATTTACCTTGTTGACCGTAAAAAGGACGTTATTATAAGTGGTGGAGAAAATCTTTACCCTGTACAGATAGAAGACTTTTTGAGAAGTCATGACGCTATCAGGGACGTGGCAGTAATTGGTTTGCCTGACCAGCGTTTGGGCGAGATAGCGGCGGCAATAATCGAACTAAAGCCAGACCACCCATGCACAGAGGAAGAGATAATGGCGTTTTGCCAGAAGCTTCCGAGATACAAGCGTCCGCACAAGATAATTTTTGCAGACATACCGAGAAACCCGACGGGCAAGATAGAGAAGCCAAAGCTCAGGAAGATATACTGCGGAGAGAGCCTTGTGGCAAAGCAGAATCACGGATAAAAAGTAAAGAGGGGTAACGAAAATGGGACGAGAAGTAGTATTTGCCAACATACGAAAAAGAATGATAGCAATGATAGTTGGCGGTGTGATACTCACGCTAATGGGTGGATTTATCTCATTTGCGGCGGTAGTAGCCGGTGAATACAGCGTATTGATACTTGGACTTTTTGCGCTTACGCCTGGTGTTATATTTCTTATATTTGGTACGTCACGGAGGACGCACCCTGAAAAGAGCGGCATATTCAAAGCCAATCCCGATCTTTTACAGCAGGCTGACGAGCTTTACGCCAACATACAATATCAGGACGATTATATTATCGTATCCGACAGGGTGCTTGCCAACAAGAAAGTGCCATTTCAGATGTGCTGGCGAGAGGAAGCCTATGGCATTTACCAGCACACAGCGAGTATGAATTTCATCAGCTACACCAACGAGATAATCGTCTGCACGAAGCACAAGAAGAATGTACTGCGTTTTAACGTATATGCCAAGGGCAAGGACACCGCCATGGGGCTTATGCAATTGCTTTCCCAATGTTGTCCCAACGCAATGGTAGGCTACACTCCTGAAACGCTTGCATATGTTAAGGAGATGCAGAGACGTGCTCAGCAATAGATAACGGACAAGCTCTTTGTGCTTAAATTTGCACAAAGGGCTTGACTTTTTTTGTGATTACTTGTATAATAGTATAGTTGACACAAGGAGATGTACCCAAGTGGCTGAAGGGTCCGCACTCGAAATGCGGTAGTACGGCAAAACCGTAGCGAGAGTTCAAATCTCTCCATCTCCGCCAAACGAACAAAAACCACCGTATTTACGGTGGTTTTCTTTTGTATACACGATTTTTACACGATTGTGTTCAATATCTTCACCGCACGTTCTTCCTCTCGTGGGTAGAGGTGCGAGTAGGTGTTCCATGTCATTGATATGTTGGAGTGCCCAAGTCGTCTTGCTATCTCCTGAATGTTTATGCCCTCGTTGGCGAGCAGGGAAGCGTGGCTGTGACGGAAGTCATGAATACGGATACGTTTGACACCTGCCAAGTCTGCAAACTTCTTGTTGGTCTTTTCAAGGGACGTGTCACGGATAGGACGCTCGCCACCGCAGATGTACATATCATCACTGAACTTTGGCACTGCTTTCTTACAGCGTTCGTAATGTTCTGACAGCACTGCTCTTAATGGCTCTGGTATCTGTATCGTCCGTATGCTTGGCTTGTTTTTTGGCGGCGTGATACGATCACCGCCTTTGAGCTTCTGAGCAATGCTCTTGGTGATAGATATGTAGCCGTCTTTTATATCTGTCCATTGCAGGGCGTATATCTCGCCTTTTCGCATACCCATGTAAAATGCTATGTTGAAAAATACATAGTAGTTCCATTCGTACATTGAGCCACCGTCCTCTGCTTCCTGAGCATAATTCTTAGCTGCCGATATGTATTTCTTGAACTCGTCAGGCGTGTAGAAAAGCATTTCTTTCTTGGCTTCAAGGGGCGCTTTGAAGTTGCCTGCGGTGATAACGGGGTTTTTCGGAATGTATTCCATTTTCACAGCATAGTTCATCATTGCACGAAATTCGCCATAAATGTTCTTTCGAGTGACGATAGCCAATCCCTGCTCTGACAGCTCCTGCTTCCATTTCTGCACCATTGGCACGTTCAGATTATCTATCCTCACGCTTTCAAAGGTGGGCAGGACGTTCTTTTTCAGTATTCTTAGGGACTTGTCCAGTGATGTTTCACGGACCTCTGAACGCTTGGCGGTGATGTACTCCGTGAATAGCTGTCCGATAGTCATTTTCGGAGTTATCTCTTTAGCATTGAGCTTTTGTGTAAGCTGGATTTCAAGCTGCTTAGCCGTCTCTGCACCGAACGCCACACGGTCTATCTGATGAGACTTTCCGAAACTGTCTGTATAATTGACACGCACACGATATTTTTGCAGACCGTCTTTTCTGATGTTCTTTCCGTTCTTGTCCGTCATTTTGTAGATCGGCATAAATATTCCTCCTATTCTTGACACTCCTAAAAAAGTGTGCTACAATAAAAGGGCAGAATAAGCCCTTTTGTGGTGATTGGGTTTTGTTCGTTTTGAGCTGATACTGGTAGTATCCGCTCTGCTCGCCTCTGAGTGTTGGTAGCACTTGGGGGCGAGATTTTTTTATTTGCTATTTTTATCAATAAACCTGGATGTTTTAGCCAAGTAATCAGGCATTGGCATTTGTATTGCAAAGCAGCCAGAAGTAGAGCAAGATGAATGCAATGAAATATTATCAATGCTTAAGTATTCCGATAAGTCTTTAAGCGACTTTTTTAGCTTGCTTATGGGAAGTTGCGGCGTATACAAAAACTCGAATGATGCTGAATTTTGCTTGTATAAAACATCTATCTTTTCTAGTTTTAGAACTACATCAAAAGTCATTTTATAGTAGCAGACTATATACTCGGCATTTTCTTTCAAGAACTTTTTACAAATACTAGGGTATTCATCAAGTGCGTCTATCATTGTAGCTTTTTCTGCATATTTAGGGGTAGAATAAATTTGAAAGCTGTTGGTTTCGGTAACTGGTTGCTTTGCTTTGGAAGAAGGATTATGCTCTTGTAAATGCTCTTCCTTTTTGAGACGCATTTTTATTTTGCTTGTTCTTTTGGTCATACGGGACAAAACATTTCTGTCCCATAGCTCTATTCCATTAACTTTTGCTAACTGTTTTGCTGGCTCAGTAAAGTATTGATTTGTCATAACAACGCCTTTGTTACAACCATAATATGCAAGTCCACCAATTACTTCTTGTATAGGTTTATTGTCAAGTTTGTGGCTATAGCATTTACATTGTATTGCATATTTTCGCATACCTTTTCTTGCAATAATGTCGACGCCATAGTCTCCAGAGCCTTGTGTAACTTTTACGTCATAAAAGCCGTTCATCTTCAAGATATCAGCACAAGCAAATTCGAATCTATGACCTTCCATATTATCAAGCTGAGACATTGTATATTTTCGATTAAAAAATCCGAATATTTTGAGAATAAGAAGTATGCCAATAACCGATAAAATGATTATTTTGGCTTTAGTAGAGAGATGTGTTTTGGCTAAATTAAAAATAGTAAATACAATACAAGCTAATATTGTGTAGCCAAACATAGTGGCGATACAGCCTGGCTCTGATTTGCGTTTCTTTTTACCCATATACGTTTCTCCTAATTGATATTTGAAGTATCAGCAGGAAGTTATCCTCTTGGACTTAATCTGGAAGTTTTGCTATACCAATAACTCTGCCAATACAAACTATTTCGCCGTTTTCAGGAAGAATGTCTGGATAATCTGGATTATGTGAAATAAGGCGATTACTACCTTTTTCTTTTATGTAACCCGCACCATTCTGACGGAACAATCCAATTTCACCAACAGGAACATCAGAATCGGTGGCTATATATACAATACTGCCGTCACTAATCGTAGGCTCCATGCTGTGTCCATCAACTTCAACTGCAAAATCCGCTTCATGGGCTTCTGGGGTATCTATTACTTCAATTTCTCTCCATACATCTGAATTGCTCAAATCATATCCACAGCCTGCCGAAGCTTTATTCACGTTAAAGCGCTTGAATGTGATTGTTTTAGACTTGTTTCTATTTGTTTCTGTGCAACGTTTATACTCTATATCTAGTATACTTTCCACAGCTTTTTTACCATGTTCGTCAAGAGCATGGTATTTTTTTGTGATTTCTTTTATTACCATGTCTAGTAGCGAAGTAGACATTGACTCCATTCCTAGATTTGCAGGTTTAAACTGAGTACATGATTCATCAGTGTAAACTGCATAAGTATTTCCTTTGTATGAATCAATAATCAGGTAAAAAGTGTGATCGTCTTCACAGTGAAATTCAATAGCTATTCCGTCACTTTTATAAGTGCCAAAGTCCACAGGTTTTATTCCTATAAAATGCGTACAGTCATAACCGCATACAGGACATTCGATAATATATTCATCATCCAACTCATGTGGTATAAAATTAAGTTTTAAGTCTTCACTTTTCAAGTAATATTCTGGAACATTTAGAAAATCTGCAATTTGAGAAATGTATTTCAGATATGATTGATTTTTACCTGATTTCCATTGTGAGAAAGTACTTTTATCTAAGCCTAAATAATCTGTAAGTTGTTTTTGCGTGATTTTTTTATAGTTCATCAAATCACAAATCTTGTCTATAATTGACATAATATCAACCTCACTTTTGTATAAAATGACAAAGTTGAGAAAATATCAAACAAAACCATTGACAATTTAGAAAATATCAACTATACTAATCTCAGTTGATGCAAACTCAACAATAAAAGGTGACAGCGTTGATAGAGTCGGTGGTTTATAATATTTAAACTTTGTTTTCTATATAGTATCATATTTCATCAACTTTGTCAACCCAATTTTATTATGATTGTAGGAGGTGACAAATTATGTTTGATGATTTTAAGCAAAAAGTCAAAATGATTGCGAAATCAAAGTGCTTAACGTATGCTCAAATAGCTGAGAAATCAGGTGTAAAGGAAAGCACAATTAAAGCGTTTATGTGCGGCGCAACTGACAGCAGGCGTGTTGCTGAAAAAATAGCAGATGTCTTAGAAGTGAAAATTGTTTATTGCAATGGTGATTATAGTATCACCACTGAGAAAGGACAGATGACTAATGAATGAACTAATCAAAATCAGTTATGAAAATGCTGAACGCCCAACAGTATCGGGCAGGGAACTACACGAGGCACTTGAAGTCAAGACCGCTTATAAAGACTGGTTTCCGAGAATGTGTGAATACGGATTTACGGAGGGTGAGGATTTCAACCCGCTCAAAAATGAGCAGGTTCGTACTGAGGGAAACAGGCAGGTAAGTCGTGAACTTACCGACCACCAACTTACAATCCCAATGGCAAAGGAGATCTGTATGTTGCAGAGAAGTGAAAAAGGAAAGCAGTTCCGTCAGTACTTCATAAGAGTTGAAGAAGCGTGGAACAGTCCTGAGATGATTATGAAAAGGGCTTTGGAAATTGCCAATGAAAAGGTAAAAGCTCTGCAAGTAAGTGTTTCACAGCTTACTGTTGATAAACAGATTATGCAACCGAAAGCTGATTACTTTGATGAACTCGTGGACAGAAATCTGTTGACGGGAATAAGAGAAACAGCTAAGGAACTTAAAGTCAAGCAAAATACTTTTGTGAATTTCCTGCTTGATAAAAAGTATCTTTACAGAGATAAAAAGGGCAAGCTTATGCCATATGCAAAGCCCATGGAGAACGGCTTGTTTGAAGTCAAGGAGTTTTCTAATGAGAAAACAGGTTTTTCAAGCACGCAGGTGTTTATTACGCCTAAAGGAAAAGAAACGTTCAGACTGTTATTGCTTTAATATAATAAATGATTTAGAGGAGGCACAAAAAATGAAAATTTACAAAGTCACAACGATAGACCAGTTTCACGATAAAAGGGTGTTCACAGTAGCTGCAAAGAGTCAGTACGAGGCTCTGACAAAGGCAAGTGTTAGCCCTCGTGAAACTGTCTTTACAATCGAGGAGGTGGACTAAATGAGGTCACCTGACATTGAAATGGCAGTGCGGCTGTACTATGAAAAGCCCGAAATAACCAATGCGGATATCAAGGAGCTGTTCGGCACAGGTGAAACGCAGACTATCAAGATCAAGAAAGCTGTTAAGGCAGAAATGGAAAAGCGTGGCGTGAAGTCATGGCTGCCACACTCGGTCAATACCGAGATAGCCTACGAGGTGTGGGGCATTGATATCGACAACTTCGAGAAAAGGCTTAAAAAACTCCGCACGCTTTACGGAAAGGACGTGAGAAAATGATAGCCGTACTAGAGATAATCAGATGTGCCGCAGCGGTAGCGCTCTTGGTGGTGCTTACAATGTATGTAGCATACAGGTGGTATGTAAGCGTAAAAGAAACTGCCTACGAGGAAGCAGAGGAGAGCATAAAGCGTGCAGTGAGAGAAGCAGGCAGACCAGTGGTCAAGGTCGAAGTTGAAATGAAAGGAAAGTGGTAAAATGTTGTTCATAGTGGGTATCATAGCGGCAGCTATAGTGGTGCTGTCGGCACTGTATGGCGTCGTAGCGTTGATGATAGAATACAGACACTGGGAAAAGGAATTTGAGGAGGACGAAAACGATGATAGTGATGAGAGAGGTCTTTAAAAGGGACAAGCCCCTTGACAACGGCAGCGGAGCGGTCAATATCTGCGTGTTCCATTCAAATGTCAAGCCTGACGAATGCGGTGCGCTTACAGTAACGCCAACAAAGGACTACTGCCGTAGATGTGCATTCTACAAGACCCGTGAGGATTTTGACAGAGGGCTTGGCGATGCCGCAAGGTCGCTCCGTGAGAAAGGGATTGAACCTGTGAAGAAGATGGACTATGACGGCAGACAGTATATGAGCGTACAGCCGATAAGGGAGGATAAAGATGAATAAGGAATTTACAAACGAAGATATCATAAATGCGGCGAAACATTGTGCGACAAATGCTGACTGCGATAACTGCCCATTTTTCGCAACTTTGGAAATTGAGGGTTGCATTGAAACTTTCACACGATACATAGTGAACAACACAAAAAACGAGCCTGCACTGTCTGCCAACAGCACAAGCTCAGAGATATTGAAAAATATCAATTCAACACACCTTGATGATAGCACAAAAGAGCAGATTTGTCAAGCATATGATACCGCAGACAAAGCCTGTACAGATATACTCGATATCTACGAAGGAATGCCGGCATGTGAGCGTAGAGCTTTTGATATCGGAGAAGTGTACGGAAAAATATGCAGCACAAGGGATAAGCTTGAAAATATGAGAGGAGCGAACTAAAATGTCAGTAAAAATAAACTCACTTGAATTTGAGAACGTAAAGAAGATAAAAGCCGTGCAGCTTGAGCCTGCAAAGAATGGGCTTACTGTTATCGGCGGTAAGAACAGGCAGGGCAAGACCTCTGTCCTTGACGCTATCGCTTGGGCACTTGGGGGAGATAAGTATAAGCCGTCCTCTCCTCAGCGTGAGGGGTCTGTTGTCGAACCGCACTTGAAGATCACCCTCGACAACGGAATCGTGGTGGAGCGTTCGGGCAAGAACAGCTCTCTCAAAGTCACGGACAGCACAGGTAAGAAAGGCGGTCAGCAGCTTTTGAACAGCTTCGTTGAGCAGTTCGCACTTGACCTGCCTAAGTTCATAAATCAGTCAAGCAAGGAAAAAGCTTCAACTCTGCTGAAAATAATAGGCGTGGGCGATACGCTCTATCAGTTGGAGCATAAGGAACATTCCCTCTATGACCAGCGTACCGCTATTGGCAGGATAGCTGACCAGAAGTCTAAGTTCGCAAAGGAAATGCCTGTGTACGCAAACGTCCCTGCCGAGCCTGTTTCGGCTTCGGAGCTTATCAGACAACAGCAGGATATACTTGCTCGCAACGGCGAAAATCAGCGTAAGCGTGACCAGAAAGAATACTACGAAAAGCAGTTGGAGATTGCTAAGTCTGCCTATGAACGTGCAAAAGCAAGCTATGAAGCGGCAGCGAACAACTTCAAGCTTGCAAGTCTTGACGCACAAGACCTTGTGGACGAAAGCACAGCGGAGCTTGAAAAGAATATCTCAGATATCGAGGAGCTGAACAAGAAGATAAGAGCAAATCTTGACAGGGAGAAAGCTGAGATAGACGCTGAGGACTACCGCTCACAGTATACATATCTCACTGAGCAGATAGAGGGCGTAAGGCAGGCTAAAACTGACTTGCTCAAAAATGCCGACCTGCCCCTTGAGGGGCTTTCAGTTGAGGACGGAGAGCTGCTGTATAACGGGCATAAGTGGGACAGTATAAGCGGAGCAGAACAGCTTATCGTCGCTACCTCTATCGTGAGAAAGCTCAACCCTGACTGCGGCTTTGTCCTGCTGGACAAGCTTGAACAAATGGATACCGACACCCTTGATGATTTCGGCAAGTGGCTTGAAGCACAGGGCTTGCAGGCGATAGCCACAAGAGTTTCCACAGGTGACGAGTGCAGTATCATTATCGAGGACGGCAGGTCGATGGACAACGAAAAAGAAGAAAACACAGAAACGAAAACTTGGAAAGCAGGTGCATTTTAATGTATGAGATAACATCAGGAGTTGTAAGCTCCGCACAGAAAGTCGTGATATATGGTCCTGAGGGCATAGGCAAATCCACCTTTGCGGCTCAGTTCCCTGACCCTGTATTTATTGATACTGAGGGCAGTACAAAGAAGCTGAACATCAGACGTTTCCCTAAGCCAACAAGCTGGGAAATGCTCAAAAACGAGGTAAAGGAAGCTATGAACGGCAGGCTCTGCAAGACCCTTGTCATTGATACATTTGATTGGGCTGAACAGCTTTGCATTGAAACTATCTGCTCGGCTCATCAGAAGAAAGGCATTGAAGATTTCGGCTACGGCAACGGCTATGTTTACGAAAAAGAGGAGATAGGCAAGTTTCTTAATCTCTTGCAGGAGGTAGTTGACAGCGGTATCAACGTTGTGCTTACGGCTCACGCTCAGATGAGAAAGTTTGAACAGCCTGACGAGCTGGGCGCTTATGACCGTTGGGAGTTAAAGCTCGGCAAGAAAACTTCTTCTCAGATATCGCCTCTCGTGAAAGAGTGGGCAGATATGGTGCTGTTTGCAAACTACAAAACATATGCAGTAGCTGTGGATAAGGACGGCAAGAAGTTCAAGGCTCAGGGTGGCGACCGTGTTATGTACACCACACATCACCCTTGCTGGGATGCTAAAAATCGTGACGGACTTCCGCCTGAAATGCCTTTTGAGTATAGTGGCATAGCTCACCTGTTTGCGTATACACAGCCTGCTGAAATGCCTAAGCCTGTGCCGATGCCAAGACGTGTGCAGGAGCAGCTTGCACAGCCGAAAGCAGCACCGCAGCCACCTCATAAGACATCAAACGCAGTGACATTGCAGCAGGCTCAGCCGACAGCTGCACCAAAGGCAGAAGAACCCCTTACAGATCTCAGCGGCTTTGAGGACGTTGCACCACCTATCGTTATCCCTGATGGCATACCGAAAGCGCTTGCAGACCTTATGAGAGCCAACAACGTAAGCGAATCGGATATACGTCTTGTGGTATCTCAGAGAAACTATTTCCCTTATGATACTCCTATCACAAACTATCCTGACGACTTCGTGCAGGGCTGTCTGATAGGCGCTTGGGAGCAAATGCTGCCGCTTATCAGAGAAAATCAGAAAGTACCATTTTAAAAGGAGGACAACACCATGGATAATTTTATGGAATACGGCTGGGAAGATGAGATAGTCAACGAGGGTGGGGACTTTGTCTTGCTCCCTGAGGGGGACTATGACTTCACCGTTGCAAAGTACGAACGTGCAAGACACGAGGGGTCGGCAAAAGTGCCGCCCTGCAATATGGCAAAGGTCACATTCACCATATGGGGAGCTGAGGACAGCGTGGAGATAACAGAGAACTTCTTCCTTTGCAACAAGTTTGAGTGGAAACTCTCAGCACTTTTCTTGGCACTGGGACTTAAAAAGCACGGTGAACCGCTGAAAATGAACTGGAACGCTATCACAGGCAAAAAGGGCAAGTGTCACGTCTACGTTGACAACTACAAGAACAAGGACGGCGAGGACAGGCAGTCCAACAAGATAAAGAAGCTCTACGCCTATGACGAGAATGTAACTACCGTTCAGCCTGCTCAGACGCAGACACCACAGTATAGTCAGCCTGCTCAGACAGGTGGCTGGAAAGCCGGTGCGTTCTGATGATGAATTTAAGACCATATCAAAACGAGGCTAAGCTTGCTATACTCGAACAATGGTCTGAGGGAATAAATAAAGTCCTTGCAGTTCTGCCCACAGGAACGGGAAAGACAATACTTTTCTCGGCTGTTACGGAAGAATGTGTGCGGCAGGGTAAGCGTGTGCTTATCCTTGCCCACAGGGGCGAACTGCTCGACCAGGCGGCGGACAAGCTTATGAAGTCAACAGGGCTTGGCTGTGCCACCGAAAAAGCAGAGCAAAGCTGTTTAGGCTCTTGGTATCGTGTGGTTGTAGGCTCAGTTCAGACCCTTATGCGTGAGAAAAGGCTCAAAGGCTTTTCGGAAAATTACTTCGATACCATAATAATTGACGAGGCTCATCACGCTATCTCAGACGGCTATCAGAGAGTGCTTGACCATTTTCCTGAAGCTCAGGTACTTGGTGTAACGGCTACACCTGACAGGGGCGATATGAAAAACTTAGGCTCGGTGTTCGACAGCCTTGCCTATGAATACACCCTGCCGCAGGCTATCAAAGAGGGATATCTTTCACCTATCAAGGCTATAACCATACCGCTGAAACTTGACCTTTCGGGAGTATCAACTCAGGCAGGAGATTTCAAGGCAAGTGATATCGACACGGCACTTGACCCATATCTTTATCAGATAGCTGATGAAATGCTCAAATACTGTAAGGAACGCAAGACAGTTGTGTTCCTGCCGCTTGTCAAGACCTCTCAGAAGTTCCGTGATATCCTTATCAGCAAAGGGTTCAACGCCGCTGAGGTCAACGGAGAAAGCACAGACAGAGCGGAGATACTTGAAGCTTTCGACAAGGGAGAATACAACGTGCTGTGCAACTCAATGCTCCTCACAGAGGGCTGGGACTGTCCGTCAGTTGACTGCGTTATCGTGCTAAGACCAACAAAAGTGCGTGGGCTTTACTGTCAAATGGTAGGCAGAGGTACAAGGCTCTGCGAGGGAAAGACAGAGCTTTTACTGCTTGACTTTCTGTGGCACACAGAACGCCACGAGCTTTGCAGACCTGCACACCTTATCTGTCAGAATGAAGAGGTCGCTGAGAAAATGACCGAAAACCTTGCCAATGAGGCAGGCTGTGCAGTAGATATCGAAGAGGCAGAAAAACAGGCAAGCGAGGACGTTGTGGCACAGCGTGAAGAGTCTTTGGCAAAGCAGCTCAAAGAAATGAAAACACGCAAGAGAAAGCTCGTTGATCCTTTGCAGTATGAAATGTCAATACAGGCTGAGGACTTGTCCTCTTACGTTCCTGCTTTTGGCTGGGAGTGTGCTCCTGCTACTGACAAACAGAAAGCAAAGCTTGAAAAGTTGGGCATTTTCCCTGACGATATAGACAACGCAGGCAAGGCAAAGCTTATCCTTGACCGACTTGAAAAGCGCCGCAATGCAGGACTTACCACTCCAAAGCAGATAAGACTGCTTGAAAGCAAGGGCTTTGAGCACGTTGGCTCTTGGAGCTTTGACAGTGCAAGCAGGATGATAGCCCGTATCTCTGCCAATGGTTGGAGAGTGCCGAGAGATATCGACCCGAAAACATACACACCTGAGAACTAAGGAGAAGTGAATGGATAACACAAATTTGCTTAAAATGCTTGAATACATAGACCCTGCAAGCTGTGATTATCAAGAATGGGTCAACGTGGGAATGGCTCTCAAGCACGAGGGCTATTCCGTGAACGATTGGGACAGTTGGTCGAGGTCAGACAGCCGTTATCACAGCGGTGAGTGTGAACGCAAGCGGCAAGGCTTTAACGGCAATGCTCAGCCCGTGACCGCAGGAACTATCGTGCAAATGGCAAAGGAAAGAGGATACAGCCCCCATGAGTTTAAGGCATACGATTGGGACGGCGAGATAGTTGCAGAAGAAAGCAGTCCCCTTGTAAACGGCGGTGAGGGCATACCGATCACCGAGCCTGCCCAATGGGATCCTGTCAAGGAGATAGTCACCTATCTTGAGACACTCTTTGAGGCAGGGGAGAACGTGGGCTATGTTACGCAAACGTGGGAAACCGAAAAGGACGGCAAGACCAAGTATCTGCCCACAAAGGGGTGCTGTGACAGGACGGCTGGGGAGCTTATCAAGAGGCTTGGCGAATGCAACGGCGACATTGGTGCGGTGTTTGGCGACTACAAGGAAGAAGCCGGAGCATGGATCCGCTTCAATCCTCTTGACGGCAAGGGCGTAAAGAACGAGAATGTAACAGACTACCGCTATGCTCTTGTTGAAAGCGACAGTATGCCTATAGAACAGCAGAATGCTGTGATGAGAGAGCTTGAACTTCCTATCGCTGTGCTTGTATACAGCGGCGGAAAGAGCGTTCACGCTATCGTCAAGATAGACGCTCCCAACTATGATGAATACCGCAGGCGTGTTGATTTTCTTTACAAGGTCTGCAAGGAAAGCGGTCTTGACATAGATAAACAAAACCGCAATCCTTCACGTCTTAGCCGTATGCCAGGCGTTATGAGGAACGGCAAGAAACAGTTCATCATTGACAAGAACATAGGCAAAGAAAGCTTTTCAGAATGGAAAGATTACATAGAGAGTATCAATGATGATCTCCCTGACCCTGAGAGCCTGAGTGCTGAGTGGGATAACCTGCCTGAGCTTGCTCCGCCACTTATTGACGGTGTTCTCAGACAGGGTCACAAAATGCTCATTGCAGGTCCGTCAAAGGCCGGCAAGTCTTATGCACTTATCGAGATGTGCGTGGCGATAGCTGAGGGTGTCAAGTGGTTTGGCTGGCAATGCACCAAAGGAAAGATACTATACGTCAACCTAGAGCTTGACAGAGCATCTTGTCTGCACCGTTTCAAGGACGTGTACACCGCAATGCACCTAGAGCCTGATAACCTCAACAGCATAGACATATGGAATCTGAGAGGTCACAGCGTACCAATGGACAAGCTTGCACCAAAGCTTATACGCCGAGCAAGCAAGAAGAATTACATTGCTGTAATAATAGACCCTATCTACAAGGTCATAACAGGCGACGAGAACTCAGCAGACCAAATGGCGCACTTCTGCAACCAGTTCGACAAGGTATGCACAGAGCTTGGCTGTGCGGTCATATACTGCCATCACCACTCAAAGGGAGCGCAGGGCGGTAAGCGTTCAATGGACAGAGCCAGCGGTTCAGGAGTATTCGCCCGTGACCCTGACGCACTTCTTGACCTTTCAGAGCTTGACATTTCAGACAGCCTTTACGAGCAGCAGGAGGACGAAGCTGTTTGCCGTATCTGTGAGAACTGGATGAGGAGATTTTACAGAAATACTGATGACCTTTGTTCACAGGACGATCTTGTTACGCCGTCAAAAATGCTTGAGATAACGCACAAGTACCTGCACCCGAACTCATACAAGCTTATGATGGCCGACATAGACAAGGCTAAGCTTGCGGTAAGAAACCGCACGGCATGGCGCATAGAGGGTACTCTGAGAGAGTTCCCGAAATTTGCTCCCCTCAATATGTGGTTTGATTATCCTGTTCACAGAGAGGATACTGTGGGCGTGCTTAAAGACTGCGAGGTAGAGGACATCACACCGAATTGGAAAAAGAATTTCAGCAAGAAGAAGACCAATGAAGACCGCAGTAAGGAGCGCAAGGAGAGCATTGAAACAGCTTTCAGCGGTGTGCAGGAGAACGGCAAGTGCCGCATTTCTGAGTTGGCGGAGTACATAGGAAAGAGCGAAAAGACCGTTGGAAGATACCTCAAAGAGCATGGTGGCTTTTGGATAGAAGAGGGAGAATGCGGCTTAAAAGCTCAGTAGACAGACAAGACAAAATCGAATTTTTGAACTTTAGACAGACAGAAAAAAAATCGAAAAGTGTCAGGACAAAATCGAACTTTTTTCTTGTCGGACAATATCGAAAATTACCGAGTTTGTCGGACGGACAGACAAATCTATTATTATAAACAATACTTTTTGTCGGGGGCTTGAAACTGCCCCGACGAAAAAGTAATCAGAATAATGACGCACGAGAGGAGCACACGCAGATGAAAGCAACAAGAAGTAAGGCAAGGCAAGACGTTGTTAATGCAGCTAAGAAAATGCCACCGCTTTTTCATAAGCTGCCTAATGAAGATTTCGACTATCGAAAATCACGCACGCTTTGGTGGCTCGTGAAACAGCCGCAGGTACTCAAATACATTTGGGATATGGTCAAACAGTCGGGAGCATTGGTGTATGATGACAAGTCACACAAGTGGCACGGAGTAGATTTCAAATGCGAGGAGGAAGATGATGACTGAATTTTTTATGGCGATGATACCGCCGACGGCTACAGCGCAGGAGCACAAGGTGGCAGTGAGAAACGGCAAGCCGATATTTTATGACCCACCCGATGTCAAGGCTGCAAAAGAAAAGCTCACGGCAAACCTAGCAAGGCACAGACCGCCTGAGAAATATATCTGTGGGATAAGGCTGATAACAAAGTGGTTATTTCCAAATGACGGCAAGCACAAGGACGGAGAGTACAAGACCAGCAAGCCTGACACAGACAACCTGCAGAAGATGTTCAAGGATTGCATGACACTATGCGGCTTTTGGACAGACGACCAGCTTGTGGCGAGTGAGATATGTGAAAAATTTTGGGCGGACATGCCTGGCATTTATGTGAGGATAGAGGAGCTATGACGATACACGAAGTAAAGAAAAGTCTCGGACGCAGGGTGAGCTACAACGGATCTGATTGCTACGAGCTGACAGGGTGCATTATCCGCAAGAGCAGTAAGACAGGTCAGTTCTTCTATCAGGCAGAGATCGCTGACAAGACTTGTGGCAACACGTTGGTGTATTGCAGGCTGGAAGAGTTGAGGTGTGAGAATGAAACACACTGACCACACCCTCTATTGGCACTGTCGCCACGCAGTACCGACAAAGGACAAGATAACAGGAGAATACCTCACAGGCTGTGCATGGTCCATAGACCGCAGACCTGTCGAGGGTTGGAAGACACGTCAGCACAGGATGTACGAGGCACAAAAGGGCGGTACGTTGCATTCATACACTGTGACGGAATGCCCGAGATTTGAGGAGGGATAAAAGTGAAAAGCTATGAGGAGCGTACCAAAGACAATGAACAGAAGATAGCAGCTTTCCAAACTAAGCAGAAAATGCCGTATGAGTTCAAAGTCAAATACGCTGAGGTCAGAGTAAGGGAGTTCATTCGTGAGTGTGACAAAAGAAATCTGAACACGCACATATCGGTAGGCGGACTTGACAGCATAACGCTTTTGAAATTTATACATGATTACTGTGGTTTCAGTTATGTTCCAGGTGTATCGGTATCTAGTCTTGAAGACAAATCTATTCAGCAGATACACGAGCAACTTGGTGTGATAAAGTTAAGCCCATACAAGTCAAAAATAGATATCATACGGGAATATGGTTTTCCTGTACTATCAAAAGAAACAGCCGCAAAAATAGAACTGCTTGCACACCCTACGGACAAGAACAAGACAGTTCGTCACGCTATCATAACGGGTGAAACGGGAGAGTATGGCGGTTTTCGCAAGCACACAAGAATGCAGCTTTCTCAGCGCTGGCTTGAACTGTTTGGCGGTTACGAAAATGAAAACGAAGGCGTTGACTACAAGATACCGCCGTTTAAGGTATCATCACAATGCTGCTTCTGGATGAAAGAAAAGCCGTGTGATGATTGGGCAAAGCAACACAAGAGTGTGCCGTTCTTAGGACTTATGGCAAGTGAGGGTGGCAGACGTGAAAAATC